CTTCCGCTCTTAAGACGGGGATCAAGAGAAGTCAAACCCAAAAGAGATCGCGTGGATGCCTTGCCTGGGGTTGAAGCGTTAAATCCAATCAGGCTAGTCTGTTAGTGGCGTGTCTGTTCGCAGCTAAACGGCGAATGTAAAAACTGACTAAGCATGTAGTGCCGACGGTGTAGTAATTTCGGACGCGGGTTCAACTCCCGCCAGCTCCACCACATTATGTACCGGATACGTCCGGGTAAGTCCTGAAAGCCCGCTTGGAACCAGCCTCGCGGGCTTTTTTACGTCTGTAGTAGTCCGTAGAGATCCAGCCAAATCCGGTGATAATTGGTATACGTATAGGTATACGGTAAGATGTATGCCAATAACGTATACCAATTCACGCAGGAAAGCCCCGTATGGCAAGGACTACGCGCCCTCTCACCAACACAGAAGTTCTTCGTTCTAAAGCCATTGATAAAGATCTGACGCTGCATGATGGCGAGGGACTTTTTATGGTGGTGAAAACCACAGGAAAGAAGCTTTGGCGTTTCCGCTATCAAAGACCAGCCACAAAGCAGCGCACCATGATTGGCCTCGGTGCATTCCCTGCCCTCTCGTTGGCAGATGCCAGGCGTCTGCGCGCTGATTACCTCTCCTTACTCGCTAATGGTATTGACCCGCAAACGCAGGCAGAACAGGTTACAGAACAGCAGCAGATTGCATTAGACAGCATTTTCTCAACCGTAGCCGCTAACTGGTTTGCTTTGAAACAAGCCAGCGTTACGGAGGATTACGCTAAGGATATCTGGCGTTCTCTCGAAAAAGATGTTTTCCCTGCCATCGGCGAGATTCCTGTGCAGGAAATCAAAGCCCGTAAGCTAGTTGAAGCCTTGGAACCAATTAAGGCCCGTGGTGCTCTTGAAACCGTCCGCCGTCTAGTACAGCGTATTAACGAGATAATGATTTATGCGGTTAATACCGGATTGATTGATGCCAATCCTGCGTCCGGTATAGGGATGGCGTTTGAAAAGCCTAAAAAACAGAATATGCCGACACTGCGCCCGGAAGAATTGCCGCAGCTTATGCGCTCGCTGGTAATGTCTAATTTGTCTCTTTCAACTCGCTGCTTGATAGAATGGCAGTTGCTAACACTTGTTCGTCCTTCTGAGGCTTCAGGCGCTCGATGGGTAGAGATCGATCTTGAGGCGAAACTCTGGACAATCCCAGCTGAAAGGATGAAGGCAAAGCGTGAGCATATTGTTCCTTTGTCCCCTCAGGCGTTAGAGATTTTGGAAGTAATGAAGCCAATCAGTGCTCATCGTGAACATGTTTTTCCAAGCAGAAATGCACCTAAGCAGTCGATGAATAGTCAGACTGCGAACGCTGCTTTAAAACGTATCGGATATGGTGGAAAGTTGGTCGCTCACGGCTTACGCTCTATAGCAAGCACAGCCCTTAATGAAGAGGGGTTTAACTCTGATGCAATTGAAGCTTGCTTAGCTCATATTGATAAAAATGAAGTTAGAAGAGCTTATAATCGTTCAATTTATCTTACGGCGAGACGAGAGATAATGAATTGGTGGGGATTAAAAGTTAATAGCCCTCATCTATAAACTATATTAAGAGAAAAAAATGGAATCATTCGTTACTACAAAAATCCGTCCTATCAGAAAGATTTTTTTGCTTGAGAAGGATGATTACGATAATTTTTTATCAATATTAAAAATCCTATCTACCGAGATTGATGGTTATAATAATTTATTGATAATTTCTGATATTTTTGAACGACGTGATGTTATCGAAATGGTTAACAGATTTGATCCAGATGTAGCCATTAACTACTCTAACCTTGATGACTCCACTATTTCCAACTCACTTAATGTATTGACATATAATTCAAAATCAGAAAATTTTAATTTAGCAAAGTTCGGGTCCCCATTATTTAGCTTTACAGGGAAGCCTTTCTTAACAACTAAAGACCCTGAATTAGTTACAAATAAATGCTATGCCTCTTTTGAAATGCTTAAAAACCCTCAATCCCTTTTTTACTGCTTGAATTATGGCTATGCTGGAGAAAAGCAAGACGTTGATTTTAAAAATGGCCCCTCAATTTTCAAAGGCGTTGACTTATTTAATATTAAAAACGAAAGTATTGAGGAAGTCGCCAATAGCATATTCAAGAAAAATCTAAAATACAGCAATATCACGAACGAAATTGGTAGTGCTTATCATTCAAGTGGTAGTATTTATGATATAAGCTATAAATCAGACACTGATTTTAATGATGGTGAGTATATTTTTATTGGTAAAAGCCAAAACTTAGAGTTCTTAACATATTTTTGGAATATTAAAGCTTTTTATAACATGGCCAATTTCGTTTGGGTGCCAGAAGAAATACTAGAAATCACAAATAATTTCTTAACAAATGACTCAGTGATAATATGTCCTACATGTGAAGATAAAGATAGACTTTCCAAAAACCTAAACAACAAATTCATTATTGCCGATCAATTTTATTTTCATGGCGGAAATGAAAGATGGATAAATTTCGAATATGATCAATACTGTCAAAATATTACTGAAAATGTTACGTTAACACATCCGAATGAAAAAACATTTTCAGATATAGGATTTGGCGGAGGTTATGCCTTTGAAGTTCAAGGCCTAGCTCAGTTAAGCTATCCAAAAAATTATTTCTTGGGGAATTTATATCAGGAAGAAAATCACAACTCGACAATGTTTCCTGAATATTTTACTAGAATAACAAATCGAGGACTAGCAAAATACTTCCTTCACTTCAACCCTTACGAGACATCTGGAATCACTCAAACATTTAGAATTCCAAAATTTGAAGAGTTAGTTAAAAATCACTTTAGTCATTATGGCCTTGAAATAAGACCAACTAGCAAAACACATATATTTGAACACGTAAAAAACATCCTTAAAAACGATGAGGGTCTTAATTTAATTTGTGAAGATAAAATATTCCACTTATTAATATCACTTACCCCTCATGTGAGAACAGAAAGATTAATAAAGAAAGCATTTCCAGATCTGGATTTAACCCCTATCCAAGATGATATGATCTCTCATATAGGAAGACTTAAAGAAACAGGGGAGATAAATATAGAGCCTACCACTTTAAATTTAGATGGCATATTTGGAAAGCTTGAATTAAAGAAGGATTTGCGCGAGAAATTTATACCAAAAATTCAAGCTTTGTATGATAGAAAAATATTATTAAGAGGTAAGAAATTTACTTGTGAACACTGCACAGCAAATATCTGGCTACCTCTTGATAGCCTACGGAGAATCAATCATTGCATGGAGTGCGACAACGAAATACATATACCGGTAGCCATTGAAAATAGAGATCAAGGCGATCACTTTAAATTAAATAAATTAGTGGAGCGAGCTGTAGATCAAGGTCAGCTATCGACTTTATTACTTTTTAATTACTTAAACAAACAAGCAACAAACTCCATTCAATATTTATCAAATTATGAAATCTTCAAAGATAACAACCTCACGTCAGATATAGATTTATTTATCAAAATAGGAAGTAAGTTAGGTTTGTGTGAGAGTAAAACCAATAGCGGATTCGATAATAGGCAAATTATTGAGATATTAGAAGTGGCAAATACTCTAAAGGTTGATTTCATTCTCCTTTCATGTCTCGTTAAAAGGGATGATCCCAAAATCATTCAAGCAACTACCTACATTAACCAACTTAAACCCTCACTGCCTGTTTTTATACTTTCAGAAGAAGAATTGTTTTCCACAACACCTGAAAGATTGTATGACTATTTTCAAGTTAACTTTCACAGTAACGCTTTTAGTGAAGGAGCCATCATCTTGGGGAAATGACTAACAAGTGATAAACCTTCCAGCGCGCAATGCTACCCCCGCCTCGCCTGCCCGCTTTATGCATCGTTTTTCATGCAGCTGCATGAACCATGCAAAGCCGGACCGGGCGTGGGCTGAGGTGATGCCTGTAGCCCCGCATTCTGCATGCAAATCCATGCACCCTGTGCATGCATCGCTATTTACAAACCGGGCTGGCCAGAAAAAGGGCGTTAAAAGGACGAAATGCGGAAACAAAAAAAGCCGCTGTTTTCAGCGGCCGTGGTGGTTAATGCAGGGTTCGGAAGGATGAACCGTAGCGCCCGATAGTCTGGCGTTCTTTAACCGGCTCCGGGGTGACTGCGGGTGCCGGTTCGGCCTGTGGAGGCGAGGTGATCACCTTGGTGATGCTCTCGCTGGTTTTAAATGAACAGGAGCAGTCAAGGTTGGTGCACTGGTGATAGCGTTCCTTAACCTGTTCGGACATATAGCGGCTTGATTTAACATGTGCCGGGCTTTTGCAGTGCGGACAGTGCATCATTTGGCATTGCCCTCTTTGAGGCGTTCGCGTTTTTCCTCCAGCGTCTCAGCCAGTCTTTGCCTGCTCATGGGACTTTGATACAGCTTCATATCCACGCCGGTCAGCGCCGGACGCCACAGGCCGATATTTTCCAGTACCGGCGCTTCCGTCAGCGCCTTTTCAGGCAGCGCGGCGGCCGCACGGGTCAGCGCATTACCAATCAGCTCCGCCACGACCTGCATATCGCTGCGCGTGTCGTCGTCACGGGGATTAACCTTCTCACGCTGAAGGCGCAGGCGAATGGCCCACAGAAGCGACGGGCTGACGTTGCGCAGCGCCGACTGCCAGGCCGCATCGGCAAACTCATTAAAGGCTGCCCGGTGTGAATTGATGTACGAAAGGCCGGTATTGCAGCCGCCAATCATCGCAAACTGTTTATCAATCTCAAGCTCTTCAATCAGGCCGGTAAATTCGTCGGCCAGTTCACGGCTGGCAATGCGCTGGCTGTGTTCCGCCTTCAGCTCGTCGGTCAGGTTGCCGCGCAGGGTGCGAAACCGCATGCGCCAGTTCGTTTCGGCTTCCTTTCCTGCCTCAATGGCCGCTTCACGCTCTTTGGTGCAGCGGGTAATGTCGGCACAGATAGCGTTGTACTCTTTCATCTTCTCAAGGTGTGCGGTTCGGGCCTGCTCAAAGGCTGCCAGGGTGCCGCTCTTTTCCGGGGTGCTCATAGCTTTTCTCTCTCTGTAAAGGTTGTCGCTATTCTGTCGTTCACCACCGGACAAATCATTTCATTGCTGCCTGCCTGTCGCTCAGCAAACACGGCTTCGTGCCGGACTGATACCCCCACTGAGCTTTTAGTTTTATATAAAACTGTTCACTACTCTTCACCTTAAGAAAAAAGATAATAAATACAGTAAGTAAAGGGGTGAACACTTCAGATTTAACTGTTCATCGGGTGTTCACCACTGTTCACCCGATTTTTTAAACAGCCTTTTTCTGGCGAGCCTATTTGAATGTTTTTACCTTTTAATAAAACGACATTAATAGGTGGATTTATTCAGCTGCCCTATATTGACCTATATTGACTCATACTGTGCAACAGGGTAGAACAGAGCGCATTTTTGTTCATTTATCACACGACAGGGGCTTGTTTACACGGGCAAAAATATTCTCACAATAGGGGGTTACCAGCACACCACGACCGGAACCGGCCAGCGCCGCCCGGATACAGAATGAGGTAACACCATGCTTTCCACCGCTTCAACTTCAGTCCCGGCAACGCCACCCCTGAACAACCTGCAATACCCCCGCGACCGCTTTATGCGCCTGCCGGAAGTTATCAGCACTTGCGGCCTCTCCCGTTCCACCATTTACGACCTGATTTGCCGGGAGCAGTTTCCGTCACAGATTTCTCTCGGCGGCAAGAACGTTGCCTGGCTGGCGTCAGAGATTGACGACTGGATGCAGGCCCGCATCGCGCAGCGTGCCGGAGGTGCGGCATGATTAAGCTCAACCTTGGCACCCGCAGCTACCCGCTCAGCCAGGAAGAGGCCGTGTACGTGGCGGAAAGCCTGCTTTCCGCCGCCGGTGGCAAAACCGCCACGCTGCCCGCGTTTAACAGCGGCCGTCACGGCCATATTTCCGTGTTCGCCGAAAAGCCGAAGCCTGCAAAGGGAAGTGAAGGCGCGCAAAGCGAAAACTTCCGATCAAATCCGCCGCAATCCGATCACGTCCTGACCGATTGCTGAGGAAAAAGGCCCGATGTGTAAAAAAAGGCTTTTTTCTGGCGAGCTGCCGGTATACAGTTTCCCCGCTGCCGCAAAATCGGCAGCCGGGCGTAGGAACCCGAGCAAAACAAAGGCGACACGACACGCGCCATGCGTGTTTTTTTACGTCGTAGCCTCAGTGCACCCATTTATCGGGCAGCGGTTCTTGTACCGTTGTGCCGTCAGAAAAATGGTGGCCCGGGCGGGGCAGCCTTCGGGCTGGCCGGTTTCCTTTGTTGCCGGTATTCCTACCCCCGTCCGGGCTGCCACCCATGAGTGTAGGAACTCCGGTGGTAGCTTTTACAAGCTAACAAAGGAGTCTGCCACTATGGCCGCAACCCTCATTTCTGCACGCATGAAGTTCACCTTTCTTTTTGCCGCCGTTCGCCGTGCCGATACCGCCGCCCGTCCCTGCATGCTGCGCACCACCGCCGAAACCGAATACGCCGCCCGCCGCCTGCTGGCCCGCGATTACGTGCTGTCCTTTGCCGGTCGCCTGCCGCTGTGTGAGGTGGCCGCATGAACACCCTGTCAACCCGACATAACCAACACGCAAGCTATCCCATTCCCCACGCCGATTTTCTGCGCCTTCAGCATGCCCACAGCGTCGGCGTGACCGTGCTCGACATGCTCGAAATTATCGAATGCTCCGGTAACCGCCACGGCGGCCCCGATGGTAATGCACTGGCGTCCGTGGTGGCGCTGCTTACCGACCAGCTGGGTAAAGTGGTCAACACCTGTGAATCCGTCATGCTCACCGATATGGAGGTCTCCGCCCGTGACAACTAATCATTCCTGCCTGCCCGTTGAGGTTCGCACCGCCGTTTACCGCCGCGCCGTGGCCCAGGGCTATCTGAGCGCCTGCGAGCATTACGGCCTCAGCGTTTCCGCCTCGCTTGACGAGGTGCAGATGACCATCGCGCTGGAGCTGGAAGGCTATTACGTCCGTAAGTACGGCCCGGAAAACGGTATGGACATGGCCTGCACCATGCTCAGCGAAATGGTACAGCCCGACGTGCTGGTCGCCGCGCCGCGATTGACGCGCATGGGTGAAACCATGATGGATGAACTGCTGTGTGGCCGCCTGGCCGCGTCCAAAACCACGCTGCATTAAGGAGGCCGCATGAAGCATATCGTCACCGACACCGTGCGCGCCGCCGCCGGTCACTGGCCTCAGCTGCTGCCCGCGCTGGGCATCAGCATTAACGCCGCCGGTCAGCACTCGCCGTGCCCCGTCTGCGGCGGCAAAGACCGCTTCCGCTTTGATAATCAGGCTGGTCGCGGCACGTGGGTCTGCAACCAGTGCGGCGCGGGCGACGGGCTGGCGCTGGTTGAAAGGGCGCTGGACGTGAACACAAGGGAGGCCGCCTGCCGGGTGGCCGGGCTGATGGGTACGCTGCCGGTTAAGCTGGTTCAGACATCCACAGAGAAAACTGATGAAGAGAAGGCGCGTGCGCGCCTTAACGCCGCAAAAGAAGCCGTACGACTTATTGCCGGTGCGAAAGCGCAGGCCGGGAACGCCTACCTGACCGGCAAGGGGCTGGCTGACGTCAGCGCCCTGATGCTGACCACCGCAAAGCGCATCAGCGACACCACCTATCAGCCCGGCGACCTGCTGGTGCCGCTGACCGGTATTTCCGGCGAAACGGTCAACGCCCAGCTGATTAACGCTGACGGTACCAAACGCACGCTGCCGGGCGGTCAGGTGAAAGAGGCCTTCCACCGCCTGGGCGAACCCGGCGACACGCTCTGGCTGACCGAAGGCTACGCCACCGGCCTGACGGTGCACCGGCTTACCGGCCATGCAGTTTACGTTGCCCTGAGCGCCAACAACCTGCCCGCGCTGGCAGAATGCCTGCATGCCGAATACCCGGAGGCGATGATACTGATTGCCGCTGATAACGACGAGAACGGCACCGGCCAGCTGCGCGCCGAAGCCGCCGCAAAACGCTGCAACGGCAGGCCCGCATTACCGCCCGTCACCGGCGACTGGAACGACGTGTTTCAGTCTGAAGGGGAAATGACCACTCATGGAATGCTGAACGCGTTCACGCAGCCGAAAGCACTCAGCCCGTTTGAGTCGGTAAGCGAGGCCGACCTGAAGGCGATGAGCGCCAGCCAGAAGGCAGAGCTGCTGGCCGCGCACTACCTCAACACGCTGGCCGTGCCGGTGGTGGGTGAAGACCTGTGCCGGTATGAGGGCGGCGCGTGGCAGGTGCTACCTTACCGCGTGCTCAGCCGGGAAATCGCCGCGCTGTTTCAGAAGGTGCGCGCGCCGTTCTCGGCAACCGGTATCGGCGGCATCGTGGACACGCTCAAGTTGATGGTGCCGCAGATGGGCGCACCGGCCCGCCGGCTGATTGGCTTTCGCAACGGAGTGTTTGACACCGCGACCGGCACCTTCGGCCCACACAAAAAAGAGAACTGGCTTCGCACCGTAAACAGCGTGGACTACACCACACAGAAGGCGGGCGAGAATCTGGCGGACGATGCGCCATACTTCTGGCAGTGGCTGACGCGGGCGGCCGGGCGTAATGAGGCGAAGCAGGAGCGCATCCTCGCGGCGTTATTTATGGTTCTGGCAAACCGCTATGACTGGCAGCTGTTCCTTGAGGTGACCGGCCCCGGCGGCAGCGGGAAAAGCGTGATGGCGTCCATTGCCCGCCTGCTGGCCGGAAAGGACAACACCACGGCGGCCACCATCGACACGCTGGAGTCGTCCCGCGAACGCGCTGCGGTTGTGGGCTACTCGCTGATTATCCTGCCAGACCAGGAGAAGTGGAGCGGCGACGGCGCGGGCATCAAGGCGATTACCGGCGGCGACGCCGTGGCGATTGACCCGAAATACCGCGACGCTTACTCAACCCACATCCCGGCGGTGATACTGGCGGTGAACAACAACCCGATGCGCTTCAGCGACCGCAGCGGCGGCGTGTCGCGTCGCCGGGTTATCCTGCCATTCCCGGACGTGATACCGGCAAACGAGCGCGACCCGCAGCTGCTGGAGAAGATTGCCGGTGAGCTGGCGATTATCGTGCGCCACCTGATGCAGCGCTTCACCCGTCCTGACGACGCCCGCGAGCTGCTACAGGCGCAGCAGTCGTCAGAAGAAGCGCTGGAAATCAAGCGCAGCGCCGATCCGCTGGTTGACTTCTGCGGCTACTTGACGCCGCTGAGTACCCCGACGGGGCTGTTTATCGGCAACGCCAATATCCGTCCGATGAATCCGCGTCGCTACCTCTATCACGCCTACCTGTCATTTATGGAGGCCAGGGGCCATCAGCATCCGATGAGCCTGACGGCGTTCGGCCAGGCGGTGCCGCAGACGCTGAAGGAGTACGAGATAGAGCTGCTGAAGCGCAAGACAAAGAACGGTATCCAGACCAGCCTTGAGCTGAGCGAAGACTGCGAGGCCGACTGGCTACCGCGCTGCGAGGGTTAGGCAACCCGATAACACTAAGCCGGCTCCGGCCGGTTTGTGCCATGAGCGGACGTCGCCCACCTAACAACAGTTAGGTCCTATGGATCATCATGAATTTTTATTTTTTGACAAGAAACTTTGAGTTACGTTAGCTAAAACCAAAATAGATAACAACAGTTGTATGCAAACAAGCATTCTGATTAATCTTGAATTAGCTACTAAATCACCAAATGTTGTCGTTGTTGATATTCCTATGCTGTAAAATGTGAAATCCCAAAAGTTGAGATCTTCCTTTTGACGTTTATTCAACAAATCTTGAACATTATTTCTTATTATGACCATTGCTTTGTTATTTGTTGTTAATTTTGATCTTGTGTCATCTATTATTTTATTGACGACATTTAGTTCAGAAACGAACTTTGGATCATTGAAGTCGCCAATGTGTGACAAAACATATTCTGACGCATCGCGTTCTGCAGTTGCTATCCTGAGTTTAACTTCCGCTATTTCGATATTTTTATCAGCCAGCATAATATCAAGCTGGCTTTCATGGGTTTTATTCTTCTGCAACAATATAGCCTTAAGCTCACTTTCTTTAACAATCAGCTGCTTGCGATGTTTTAAAGACGTTTCATCCACATACGCCTGTGTATTCCTAGCCCATGCCTTGGACAGATTTTCGCTTATTAATTTTAGGTTTGACTCTTGCTGTGAAAGTATCCTTTCAAGGTTAATATTTTGAGTAATTATTCTGTCAAATTCCTTTTTTTCCTTTAATATCTCTTCGGAAAAATCCTCGCTTGAAATATTATCATAGTCATCATGCGCAACATCATTATACGAAAACGCTAAGTTTATAGCATTATGAACGGGGGTGGAATTCAGGGCGTTATTTTTTATGAATGAGTCTGGATTAACTGACCAAGTGAGATAGTAGACTGTAGCAAAAAATAAAATTATCAGAGAATAGGCTACTGCTGCTTTGTTTTTAATTTTCATGGGAATAATAATATTTTTCTTCATTTCCTCACAGCCTAACAAAATGGCTACCTAAATGCAGCTTTTTTGAGTAAACGCACGAAATATGTACATGTCGGTGTCTCTGCTCAGCGACCAACTCCCCATTTGTTGGCACTCTGCTTTATCAGTTAAAATCCATCAGCTGCGAAAAATGTGCCAACTTCCACTCTTCGCTCATTACGGCCCAGGTGATATCGCGCTACCTCCGCTCCGTGCCAGGAACGGAGGTTAGTATAATGAGTGTTTGAAACAGATAGGTTAGTTTAGTCATAGTCATCCAAAGTTCCATTGACTTCCACTTGTTCAATCGAACCAAGTCCAAATTTTCCAACTAATACATCACATTGCATAATTATTGAAACTGTCATACTCCGGCCAGGGACTCCTTCTTCCTTACGATGACTACCACTTGCATTTGCAGATAATTCAGCATAAAAACCATTGTTAAAATCAAATTTCTCAATACTAATATCTTCAATATTGTCAAAAACCGTATCTGACTCTGCAATAGCACCTGAAGTTCCATCACCATTAAATATATCATATGGGTCTCTTTCAAATTCATCTTTGCATTCCTCAGCAAGATTATCGCCAGCAATCAATTTGAAAGGGCCATCTTCAAATAGCATTTCAAAATGATTGAAGATAAGATCTGCTGAAAAATCTTCATTGTCTGAATCCTCATCCAATACTATCTGCTCAAGACGTTTAGCCAACTCATCGTCATAATAAACGTACTCAACCTTCCCTAATGCTTCATTGTTAAAGTTCTTATCGTTTAAAAGCTCTTCAAAATTTTCATAACCAAAAAGTGCAGCCACAATAGAACCTAATGCATTAAGAGAGATTTTTATAGCATCTTCACTTAAAGTTTCCTCTATTTTTAACATTAAAAAATACACGGATGGGAATCGGTGTGAAGCATGAGTAGCTCTAGCTTTGGCACTATCACTTTCGAATCTAATTCTTTCTAACTCTGTTTGTTTGTTCTTTTTTTCTAAATCTAGTATCAATAGACTTGCTTTGCTTTCTGCTTCTTGTGCTTTTGCCTCTTGTTCCTTTGCTTTTGCTTTCGCTTCTGTGGTTTTTGCTTCTAAACGAGAACTTCTCTGTTTCACATGTCCTAGTATCTCATTTCGCTTATTAATATCTTGTTGAACCAACTGTTCCAGGAATTGTTTATTGGGATTGGCTTTTAGTTTCTCCTTATTGAGGTTTTTTTGCTGATCAATCTTAATTAACTCTCTGTCAACAGCCTGCTTATGCAATTGCTCATTAGCCCAATGCTGGAGGAAATTAATTAACATAGACAACCATGGGAAGAGAAATAAATAACCAATGGCAATAACTAATGGGATGGTAAATACGTGATTCCATTCCCACTTCGGGGTTTCAGAAAGATAATTATAAAAAATACTAATCCGCTCAGTTACCTTTCCCTCTCCCCAGAAAAGTAGAGATAAGTGATTCCAATTACATACTACCCAAGAACATATAAACGTACCAATAAATGGATCATTTATTCTTGTTTTCGCATTCCCAGCTATTGAAGCGCAAATGTCATCTATTAATTTCATTTTATTCCAAAAAATGATTAGTAACTAATCAGTCATGATCTAACAGACCTCAGACCTTATAGGTATCATGATAACCTGCTTTTTGGTCAACTTCATCATCTATGCCTATGTTGGGTTAATCAGATTAACCTTTCCGATAAACAAGGTCCTCATTCACCGACTGTGTATGTCTGCTAATAGCAGCCATTCAGCTTAGACAAGGGGCATGCGCAAAGCCATGACGTTTTGCCATGTTTCATCCTGAATACGATTTGCCAAGCTGTGAAGCTAACTAGCGGCTTTGATGCGATACATAACTATATGAAAGCACCAAACTGAATTTATTGCTTTTTACGATTAGAAGTGACCAGTGTTTACCCAATGGTGAACACTGGTGAATAGTCACCACGTAAGTAATCACCACCTAACTTATTGATAATAAAAAATAAAAACCAAAGGTGAACAGGGTGAACACTTTTTCCTAAAATCATTTTTTTCTGAGAGGCGTCAGAAAATACAACTTGATAATTACTCATTGATATCAGAAAGTTACGTCATTATCCTTGATAAAATTAATAAATTACAGAGAATGGCAGGCCTTGAAACTGTCCATACATTGACACCACTATTAACCTGCCTAAAGGCACGAGACGAAACGGCATTGGTATACGCTTAGGTATACCAATCAAAGTTGAATTCATAAAAATAAAATAAATACAGATAGTTGAACGAAAAATTCAGACTCCGCCAGCCGCTAAATCAAAACCGTGCGGACTTTTTGAATCTGCGATCTTCCTTAAAACATCCCCCTCGACTGAAGCAAAGCCCGCTCCATCGTCTGACTAACTCCCTAACGAAGGAACCTGGCATGAGCCTCCCTGTGTGAGTTAATCCCCATAGTTAGTGACCTGACTATATTATTTTAAGAATAAATAACTAATAATCCAGATAACAAAGCTTTAAAGAAACAGTATTTATTTAAGGTAGGTCTGATCAAAGCACCTACCTGTCTGATTTAAAAAGGATGCCGTTCACACAGATGGAGTTGAATCATGGATGATGGGTTAAAAATTGTATTGTCTCCTGTCCAGCTGGCTGCTGCCCTTTCTGACAAGTCAGTAACCGAATCAGAGACAATATCTAACCGTCTTATGGGCGGGCTGGGGCTGGTAATGGGAACGCTGGAGCTGGCCGGGGCAACTGCGCTTTGTATTGCACCCGAGCCTACAGGCTTGACAAAGGCGGCTTGCGTCGTTGTTGGCACGCACAGCATGGACAGTATTAATAGCGCAGCAAATCAGGTTCTGAGCGGCAAGAATGTTCGTAGTGCGACATATCGCGCCGCCATTGAGATGGCGAAACAGTTTGGCGCCGATGAAAATACAGCATGGAAAGTAGGCCTGACCATAGATATGGGCGTGCCGATAGCTTTTTCTCTTGGACTTGGCGCGGCGAGAATTGCTGCCGTTCGTGTTGGCCGAATCAAATTAATTGAGCATGAATCTGTCTCTGGATCAAAACCGGGCGGGCATACGCTTTTAAAGCATATTGGAAAATTACCCCATGAACTTCATGAAAGAATTATCCAATCCAATGGGGTATTGGATCTATCTGGTTCGTTCTCGTCGCTGGAGATTGCCGAAACAGCCATATCAAAGGCACTTCATAACAATCGGGAGTGGATAAAACTATGGGCAGCAAGTAAACCACGACATAACATGACGATAAGTTACGATGTGGGTAAAACCGTTGGTTATGTTGTTCAGAAAGGGAGCAACACTACGTATAAAGCAACTAAAATCAGAGTTGCGCTGAAGTATCAGACTTACAATAACAAACCTTATTATATAATTACTTCTTTTCCAGATAAGTGAGTTGATCATGAGCCGCGCACCTCTTGCCCCAAACTTAGATTTATGCATTGTGGGAACACTTAATCAGGACTTCGACGTTATCACTGGCGCTGATACGATGGATGGTGCCATTGATGTAGTCGTTGACGAAGCTTCTCCAGAAGAAAGATGTAATTTACGTAAAGAAATTAATGGCTTTCTCAAGCTGTCAGAAGAAGAGATAAAGGAAGAGTTTTCTCAGCGCTGGCAAGATATTTCACCTGATTACGCCAGCAGTTTTTTGCTCTATTTCCTTGAAAGCATCAAAAGATACGATCAAAAGTGATGTTGCGTGCGCACCCATTCGTGAACTGATTGGTAGGTTTAACCTTCGATGTTGCTGTACCTGTTGCTCTTTCTCTGGGGGCTGGAGCAGTTAGAGTTGCAGCCATTCGGACAGGACGCATCAAACTTATTCAACATGAATCAGTAACTGGTAACACGCCCGGAGGCCATGCAATTTTAAAGCATATTGGTAAAACACAGCATGAATTAGCAGCCCGGTTAAAAAGCACAGAAAATATGGCTCGCCCGCCAAATGCCATTAGCTCTTTCACCAATATAGATCTGGCCGAAAAATCAGTATCCGATGCCATAAAGGTAAATAAAGAGTGGATAAAGATTTGGGCGGCAAGCAGACCAGGTCATAATTTAAATATCAAATATGACACCGGGAAAGCCATTGGTTATTCCCTGTTCAGGGGTGGTCAAAAACTGACTCCGGCAACGAAAGTCAAGGTTGTTCTTAAATATGAATTGTACAACGGCAAGCCTTTCTATATTCTGACTGCATTCCCGGTGGTGTAAATTATGTTACTAACTACTAATATAGATATTCTGATTGAAGGGACATTAAATCAGGACTTTGACTTTATTACAGGTGCTGACACCATTGATGAAGCTATTGATATTTATACAGCTGAATTAACACTCCAGGATCGTGAAGATCTAAAAAAAGAAGTGATGGACTTTCTGACATATGATGATGAAATGATAAAATCAGAGTTCAGAGACAGGTATATTAACGCCTTTGCACCGGAAGATGGTAAAGGGTTGCTTCTGCGAATACTCGAAAGCATCAACAAGCATAGTGACCATGGCAATCCCTTATAAAC